AAGGGTGTGCCTGGAAGCACACGCCCGGCATTGTATCGTCCCGACATGGCGGGTGCTCCAGTTGCACCTGCAGCCAAAAAACCCGGCCTGCTGAGCCGTGGGCTCAGCAAAGTAGGTGGTGCACTGAGCACATTTGGTCGTCAATTTACTACCAACGTGACCAAAGAAAAACTCAAGATGAACTGGCATCAAAAGGGAAAACCCAGTGATTCAGATCAATTGGCTGCTTGGTTGGTCACACAAGGCGTGCCACAAGAAGTGGTAACTTCAGTTTACAGTAAAATGGGTCTACCAGTTGCTGCTGCTACAGTAACAGCTACACCAACAGCACCAACAGTAGCTACACCAACAGCACCGACAACTGCTACACCAACAGCACCGACAACTGCTACACCAACAACAGCTACCGCCACTACAACCAAGCCAACAGCACCCGCAGCAGCAGCTGGCAAATTTCCAGGTGAGGATCCACAAGGTGCTGGCTATGTTGGTCGTAGAGAAGTTGCTCGTCGTCAAGCTGCGCGAGCTGCAGGTGCTGCTAAACCTGCACCTGCCAAGACTCCTAATTTCAGTGGCCCTACTGGATATTCCAGTGTGAATACCACAGTCAAACAACCAGCAAAACAACCAGCTGTGGCGGAAGGTGCCATGCCAGCGGCAGTGATTCGAATCAAAGAAAAAATTCGTCAAATGTCCGACGCCGAAAAGAAAGAATACTTCCAAGGCAAGACACGAGAGCAATTGCAACAACTGGCTCGACGACATGGCTACGGCGAAAATAGCAATGTGTACGCCAAGTATGCTGCACAAGGCCTGAATGAATTTGCTCCCGGTTCAGGTGGCGACGACGACATCGGCGATGATCCATACAAGTATCCCAAGCCCACGCAATATCGTCGCAGTGCGGATTACTTTGGCCAATTTGAAGCAGATCACTTTGAGCGTGAAGACTTTGATGATGCCACTGGTGTGTTCAAAGGCTACTGGGGTGATAAACAGATCGCCTATTTCAAATTTAATAAGCCAACTCAAACTGGCGGCGACGACCCGGGTCGGGGCTGGTACTATGAACCCCAGTCAGACAGCAGTGATAATTCCGGTGCCAAGCCCGCGGCTGACCGGTCTGATGAACGCAAGCAACAAGAGTTAGGCATGATCCGTCAGTTTTTGAAGTCTGGCAATCGACCAAGCCCAGGCAGTCAAATTTATAATTTGATGAAACGTCATGGCATAGAGGAAGATCTAAGCCGCAGAGGATTCTTACGAGGATTAGGCGCTGCGGCTGCTGGTGCTGTTGGCGTTGGCGCCGCTGGTTCTGCACAAGCACGATCAACTGATGCGTCACGAAAAGAAGATGCTGAGGCCTTGGCATTACTGGCCAAAGGTATGACTCCCGAACAAGTTGCTAAAAAATTAGGAGTTACTGGACCAAATCACGGGCAGACACATCATATGGGTGGTCGGTGGGCTTCGATCAATCGGGCCACGGCGCAGCTTCAACGACAACGAGGCGCTGAGATAAAAGAAAGCGTGTCAGCGTCAACTGTTGACGAGTTAGAATCCATGCTGAAGTCTGCTGGACTTGGTCGCAACGGATAACACAACATGAGAGCTAGTGAGTTTGCAATTGTTAAAGAAGGCGCAGTAGAGGATCTTGAAAAAGATCTTGACAATCCTAAGGGCTACAGTGCCATTGACCACATGATGCAGACCATTGCCAGAGATTATGGCATTACCGGCAAACAGTTACACGATGCGTTTGTGGCCAAACACGGAGTAATTCCTGATCGGTGGACACGAGATCAACTGCGTGAATTGACTTTTCTTGGATCGGAATGCACCCGAGACTGTTCGGGACACAGAGCCGGATATGACTGGAGCAAACGCAAAGGACTAAAGCTGGGCAATAGTCCATGGAGTCCCAGTTTCAACAAAGGCGCTGCACTGGCAGTGGCAGGCAAATAACAGAACACACTACCTTAGGACCTTTGCGTTATATAAGTGTGCGCCGGCTGCTGGCGCAGTAAATCGAATTCGCTACTCGTTTTACTGGAAGTGAGCTTATTACCAAAATGAGTTGACATCAACAAAATACATGTTATAATAACTTTTTAATCGGAGTATTCTATGACACAACAAAAGACATTCAACGGCGACCAAAAGATCAAACTGACAGCAATCATCAATGAGGGCATGCAGGTGACTCAAGAAATTGAAACACTCACTGGTGGGCTCAACGACACCATCAAGGCCATTGCAGAAGAACTTGAGATCAAACCCGGTGTGTTGAAAAAAGCCATCAAATTGGCACACAAAGCCGAATTTGGCAAAGCCAAACAGGATCACGAATTGCTGGAAACAATTCTTGAGACTGTGGGCAAGACATTATAAGTACTGTTTTAAACAGCGAGTCGCTCACGATACGAGCATGAATCACGGCCCACCGGCCATAAACGGAGAAAATGATTGAGTTATGTAGACGCACTGTTTGATCGTGAGCACGATCGCATCCATGTTGTAGAACGCCAAGGCGGCAAGAGAGTCTACAAAGAATATCCGGCCAACTACATCTTCTACTATGACGATGCCCGCGGCAAGTTCCGCAGCATCTACGACACACCTGTGTCAAGGTTCAGCACACGCAACAACAAAGAATTTCGCAAAGAAGTTCGCATGCACGGCGGCAAGCAGTTGTATGAAAGCGATATCAACCCCATCTTTAGATGCTTTGAAGAAAACTACAAAGATGCTGTTGCTCCGGAACTGCAGACGGCCTTTTTTGACATTGAAGTAGACTTTGACAAAGAGCGCGGGTTTTCTCCCACTCACGATCCGTTCAATGCCATCACTGCCATTTCTGTTTATTTGAACTGGCTGGATCAGTTGGTCACATTGGCTGTGCCGCCCAAAAGTATCAGCATGGCCACAGCACAAGAACTGGTTGCTGAATTTGACAACACATTCTTGTTTGACAACGAAGCAGACATGCTGAAAATGTTTCTGGACCTAATTGACGATGCCGATGTACTCAGCGGTTGGAATTCAGAGGGCTACGATATTCCCTACACAGTGAATCGTATCACTCGCATACTCAGCAAGGATGACACACGCAAGTTCTGTCTGTGGGGACAGTTTCCCAAGCCAAGGCAATTTGAACGCTTTGGTGCCGAACAACAAACATACGATTTGATTGGTCGTGTGCATATGGACTATATGCAGTTGTATCGCAAGTACACTTACGAAGAACGACACAGCTACAGCCTGGATGCCATTGCCGAACACGAGTTAGGCGAGCGCAAAACACAGTTTGAAGGCACACTGGACCAACTGTACAATCAACACTTCCGAACATTCATTGCCTACAACAGACAAGATACTGCACTGCTAGACAAGCTGGACAAGAAACTACAGTTTTTGGATCTGGCCAACACACTGGCACATGCCAACACTGTGTTGTTACAGACCACAATGGGTGCGGTTGCAGTGACTGACCAGGCCATCATCAACGAAGCACACGAGCGTGGCATGGTTGTGCCCAATCGCAAGCAACAGCTCACTGACGACAACACTCAGGCCGCAGGTGCCTATGTGGCATATCCCAAGAAGGGCATGAGTGAATGGATTGGTTCGGTTGACATCAACAGCCTGTATCCATCGGCAATTCGTGCCATGAACATGGGTCCAGAAACTGTGATTGGTCAACTGCGACCCATCATGACTGATCGTTACATCAAAGACAAAATGAACGGTGGCGCAAGTTTTGCAGCAGCGTGGGAGGGCCTGTTCGGCAGTTTGGAATACACTGCGGTGATGGAACAACAACGCGGCACTGAACTCACAGTGGATTGGCAAGATGGCGAGACCAATGTGTATTCAGCAGCTGAGATGTGGTCCATTGTGTTTGATTCAAATCGTCCATGGATCTTGACTGCCAACGGAACCATTATCACTTACGAAAAGAAAGGTATCATTCCCGGTTTGCTGGAACGATGGTATAGTGAACGCAAAGAAATGCAGGCCAAGAAAAAAGATGCCAAAGACAAAAAAGAAGAAGCATTCTGGGACAAACGACAACTGGTCAAAAAAATTAATCTGAACAGCTTGTACGGAGCACTGCTGAATCCCGGTTGCAGATTCTTCGACCATCGCATTGGACAGTCAACTACGCTGACAGGTCGTGCCATTGCTCGACACATGGATGCCTACATCAATGAATGTATCACTGGCAAGTATGATCATACCGGCGATGCTGTGATCTACGGCGACACTGATTCATGTTACTTCAGTGCTTGGCCGGCAATCAAGACCGAAGTAGAGCAAGGTCGCATGGAGTGGAGCAAGGAAACTTGTATTGCTTTGTATGATAGTATTGCAGATCAAGTGAACGATTCATTCCCGGGTTTTATGGAGCAGGCATTCCATTGTCCACGAGATATGGGCGGGTTGATCAAAGCTGGTCGTGAGCTGGTGGCAGATCGCGGCCTGTTCATCACAAAGAAACGCTATGCTGTAAACATCATTGACCTTGAAGGCAAGCGACTGGACGTCAATGGTGTGTTGGGCAAGACAAAAGTCATGGGGCTGGACCTCAAGCGCAGTGATACACCCAAAGTGATTCAAGACTTCTTGTTGGAGATTTTGAATCTTGCGTTGAGTGGGGCACAAAAAGAAAGCATCATTGAACGCATCCGTGAATTCAAATACGAGTTCATGGATCGGCCCGGCTGGGAAAAAGGTTCGCCCAAGCGTGTCAACAACTTGACCAAGTATGCAGCCGAAGAAGCCCGACAAGGCAAAGCCAACATGCCTGGACATGTCAGAGCTGCAATGAACTGGAACAACTTGAGACGCATGAACAGTGACAACTATTCAATGCAGATTGTGGATGGGATGAAAACAATTGTGTGCAAACTCAAAAGCAATCCTCTGGGCTGGACCAGCATTGGCTATCCCACAGACGAACAACGCCTACCAGAATGGTTCAAGGAACTGCCGTTTGATGACGGATTGATGGAAGCCACTGTTGTGGATCAGAAGATTGACAACCTGTTGGGCGTGATGGAGTGGGATTTACCCAGTGCAACCAACACAGAAAACACATTCCAAAATTTATTTGAATGGTAAAGACATGAAACTAAGCGAACTCATTGCCTATCGCAATCAACTGCTGGAATATGATGTGGCAGATATACAGTATCATGCTCGACATAAATTGGCCGATGTTGTGCATACTGTGAAAAACAGTGTGATACAGCCGCGATCTTTCACGCAGTCCATAGAGGAAGATTTAAATAATCTAGTTGACATCTTTAATCAATTTGGATCGACACTGGACGGGTTGATAAAAGAACTGGATTCCTTAATTGAATCTGTTGAAAAGACCTACTATAAAGACAGCACAGCACAGTACACTGAAGAGTCTGCTAGATATGGTCAGCTAGACGACAACACCAACACCCAAGTCAACCAACAAATCATTGACCGTAGTCTAGCAATAAGTCCAGAAACTCAACAGATGCTGTTGGACAGAATAAAATCCTTTGTAGACTGGAAGCATGCTGGATTGATCATTAGACCCGGAAAAGAAACTTTCATTGATGATTTGGTAGCACTGGATCCATTGTATCTTGTTGACTACAGTCATGCATTGTTGGCACCAGCTCGGAGTAAATTCAATGCTGAGTATCAAAATAGATTAAGAACATACGAAGAATCTCCGGTCACAACTGATGTGCTGGCTGCAATACCAGACAATCAACTGGGACTGTGTCTGGCATTTAATTTCTTTGAATTCACACCGATTGAAGTGGTAGAAAACTATTTGGAAATTATATTTAAAAAACTAAGACCTGGCGGCACACTGGCCATGACATTCAATGATTGCGATCGTGCTCATTGTGTGGCATTGGTTGAAAAAAACTTCTGTTTTTATACACCAGGCCGGCGTGTCAAAGACGCAGCCAAGCGACTCAAATATCAACAGCAGTTTATGTGGACCGACAAGCTGAATCTCACCTGGCTGGAATTGCGTAAACCTGGAACACTCACTAGTCTAAAAGGCGGACAAACATTGGCAAAAATATTACCCAAACCACTTGCAAAATCTAAATAAACCATATACAATACACTATAGGAGAAATAAAACATGAAAGATCATTTACTAGACCTGGTTCAACACACACTCGATTTGGGTGTAATTGACTTGGTTAAAATCACAGGCGACGACAAAGAAACAGTTATTGCTGCGGTAGCAGAAGACCGTTCGGTAGTAGTGGAAGGCAAATTTGCTGGACCAGTGGCAGATTTTGTTGGCACCTTTGGCATGCCAAATTTAAACAAGTTAAAAATCTTGTTGAATCTTCAGGAATACCGCGAGAACGCCAAACTCAGTATCACACGCAAGACCACAGGCGAACCAGATGGTATTGCATTTGAAAACGCTGCCGGCGACTTTAAAAACAGCTATCGCTTTATGGCCAGTGGCATGGTGAACGACCAGCTCAAGAACTATAAATTTAAAACACCAACTTGGCACATTGAGTTTGAACCAACTGTTGCCAGTATCCTGCGTTTGAAAATGCAAGCACAGGCCAACGCCGAAGAAACCAACTTTCAAGCAAAAACTGATGGTACCGACTTGATGTTCTTCTTTGGCGATCACAGCACTCACGCTGGAAACTTTGTGTTTCAACCAAACATCACAGGACAGCTCAAACGAGCATGGTCGTGGCCTATTGTGACATTCATTAGCATTATGAATCTTGCTGGCGACAAGATTGTCCGGATCAGTGATGACGGTGCAGCAATGATCACTGTGGATTCAGGACTTGCTGTGTATAACTACATTCTTCCAGCACAGAGCAAGTGATGGAACAAGACAATCTAACAGCCAAGCAAAAAGATTACGCCATATTTTTGCCGGCTATTAGTGGATTCTACGCCACCTTTGTAGGCAAGCAGCGTGATCCAGTGAATGGCCCCTATGTGGAGCCAGGTCGTATGCCCGCAGGTATTCCTGATATGGAACAGCTGAACTGGCTCAACAGCCAACAAGCATTGTTTCCATACCGGTGGAGCCTGTATTCTGGTGGACACGCCAACTTGGATCTTACCAAACTGGACTGGTCAGAGGATATGGTTCGTAATCGTGAGCCCGGCACACTCGTGTTGGGCGACTCAGGTGGATTCCAGATTGCCAAAGGTCTGTGGGAAGGCGATTGGAAAGCCAACTCGGGCTGTGCCAAAGCACAAAAGAAGCGCGAATCTATTCTCAAATGGCTAGACGGTGTTGCCACATACGGCATGACTCTGGATATCCCTACCTGGGTCATTCACGACAAGAATGCCAGCGACAAGTGCGGTATTAAAACATTGCAAGAAGCAGTTGACGCTACCAAGTACAACAACGAATACTTCATGAAGCATCGCAAGGGTGTCAAGAACGGTGGCATGAAAGTGTTGAATGTGCTGCAAGGTGCCAGTCATGCCGACGCTGATCGCTGGTACGACCTAATGAAAGACTACTGCGATCCTGTCAAGTATCCAGACACTCATTTTAACGGATGGAGTATGGGTGGACAGAACATGTGCGATGTGCATCTGGTACTCAAGCGTTTGGTGGCACTACGACACGACAACTTGCTACAACCGGGTATTCACGATTGGATGCACTTTTTGGGTACATCAAAGTTGGAATGGGCTGTGCTGCTCACTGTGATTCAGCGAGCAGTTAGAAAGTATGTGAATCCAGAATTTACCATCTCGTTTGATTGTGCCAGCCCATTCCTGGCCACTGCCAATGGTCAAGTGTATCACGAGATTGTGCTGCCACACAATGGCAAGTGGAGTTACAGAATGAATCCCATTGCGGATGACAAAAAGTACAGCACAGACACACGCCCGTATGGACAAGCAGTGGTGGCAGATGGCCTGGTTGACAAGTTTGACGAAAGTCCCATCAGTCAACATCTGCAGATGAAAGATATTTGTTATTACAAACCCGGTGACCTAAATAAGATTGGCAAAGAAGGCAAAACAAGTTGGGACAGTTTTAGCTATGCTTTGTTGATGGGTCATAACGTTTGGTTACATTTGGAATCAGTGCAACGGGCCAACAGAGAATTTGATGCTGGATCAAGACCCAAAATGATGTGGGACACCAATGGCGATTACACCAAGTTTGAAGACATTGTGGAAGCAATCTTTGCCACACCAGATCGAGCAGAAGCAGAAGCCATCATTGAACAGTACGATCGTTATTGGATGGACATAGTTGGCACTCGCGGATTCAAAGGCAAGAAGGCCAAAAACGCCCGTTCACAATTCAACGCATTGTTCGAAACAGTTGACGACGAGGTCGATGATAATGTACAATCACAACAAGCAATAGACGATCGAATTGCAATTCAAGAAGATTTAGGTTTATGATTAGAAAAGATCACGACGATTCGGTAAAGTTCTTTACTGGAACAGAAGTAGAACACACTCCTGCATTGGGAAAGAAAACTCTGTTTGTGGTGGGTGTGCAGTCAGTGGATGACATTGCTGCACACCTAACAGGCTGCGAACACATCTACTTTGGTGCCAACCAGAGTTTTCCCAACTATGACACCAATGCTCGTGGTTGGCTAGACTGGGAGAACATGATTGGACCATTCCTGGACCGAGATTATCTATGCACCCTAGACATAGATGTCAAATCCGTGGAAGGCTTGTTAGAAAGCGGATTCACCGAACATCACAACTTCATTCCCATGATATCGGTCAAGCTGCCTTACATACGCCAGCTGGGCTACAACGCCACACTCAAACTGGACGACAAAGACTTTGCTGCTACCAATCCTGGAGTGTGGTGTCATAGTGTACACAAATTACAAAGTCGCACAGCATTCACTGACTGGGATCAGTACAACAAGGATGAGGTGGTAAAATGATTAGATGGTTATGGTCAAGAATGATGAAATGGGGCTGGGATTTCAACCACAATCTACGAGAAAACGATGTAGTCTATGCCCTAGAAAGCAAAGATAATGACAGTATTGAATTGTCAGACCCAGTAACTTTTAGAATACAAACAGTGTTGGGCGGCACATTGATAGAAACCGGCTATTATCATAGGAAATCAGAGGAACGGCGCTCTAAAATATATGTTGTTGGGCCAGAAGAAAACTTGGCTGACAGTGTGGGCAAAATTGTAACCATGGAACTGCTACAAAAGTGATTTATGTCAATGGTGACAGTTGGAGTCAGCGTAGCAATGGAGAAATAGATTACAGCTGGCCTAAAATACTAGAAACTAAAGTAAATTGCTCCATCATAAATCAAAGTGCAGGTTGCGGTAGTAATAGTCGTGTGCTAAGTAATTTGTATAAACTCTATCAATCAGGAACAAAAATAAGTTTAATAATCATTGGACTTAGTTCATTTCAGAGATTTCATTTACCATCAAAATTAGGATCATCGTGGAATATAGGACCAACAGTAATCAATGATCGATTTAACAATAAGAATGATGATGTACTGCACTGGTATCAAAAAAATGTTTTTGATGAAGTAGAGTTTGTGTATCAATTTTATAACCAAATTTGGCAAATGCACGAGCTCAGTACAAAATATTTTCAATGCCCAATTATTTTTTTTAATGCGTGGGACTCGTGTATTAGTAAAATTCATCAACAAATATTTTACGGTAATATTAATAAATGGATAGAAGATAAGGTTGAAGATACAACAGACTATTCTGTAATAGAGTATATTAAAATGTTTGAGTTTTTTAAAATCAAACTTAGCGAGTGGAATTTATTGATTAACAATAATTGGCACGATTTTTTAACAACCCATATCGACGGACCAGCAGATCTGCATCCCGGACATCCTAGTCCGACAGGGCATAGATTAATTGCTGAACATATTTTAACTACAATACAAGAACAATTTCCAATCATTTATCAAGAATTAAAGGGCTAGCATGAATCAGAGAGACCAAGCACTAACAGAACAGCGTGTACGCATTATGGAAAAGGCCGAACGCAAAGTTTGGGTTACATTCCAAAAAGAAGGCATACATAAATACCCTGCGGCGCTGACAGATCCAAAGTTGGCCACAGGAGATGAATATGATGTATCGTTTTTGGGCCATCCTCATCGCCACATCTTTCATTTCAGGGTGTGGATCGATGTGTTCCATAATGACCGGGACATCGAGTTCATCCAGTTCAAACGCTGGCTCGAAAACCTGTTCCGGACTAAACATACCGGTAATAACAATACTACAGATTCAGTTCTAAGCCTGGACTACAAAAGTTGCGAGATGATCGCAGATGACATATATATACAGATTGCACAGCGATACCCGGACAGAGCTGTGTGGATTGAAGTATCCGAAGACAACGAAAACGGATGCTTGATCAAGTATGAACTTTCTCGTCCTAACCTCTCTTTAAAAATTTAAAAATTTTTAAATCTCATCAACCTTTAAAAAGAAACATCATGGCCAAACAACTCGTACAAGCCAACCCCAAGTCTACAGCAGCACTGGAAGAACTAGGAACCTTCCTGGAATTCTGTTGCGATTTTGGATATCGTTACAATGAAGCAGACCTGTATAACTTCAAAAGTTATGCTTGGCAGCAATACAACAAGTTCACGCAGGGCAAAAACGCTCGTGACATGTGGGCCGAAGATGCTCGCAGATTGAATCGCAACATCTAATCATGGGTGCCGCAAGAGAAGCAGATCAAGCAGACTTTGATCTCGAGCGATTTATCGACATGTTCGACGAAGCCCTGACCAGTCAGGATCCGCGAGTGATGAATGCACTACGCAGTCTCATGATGATGGTAGTACTGACTCGGCCTGAAAGCAAAACAGCACACAGTCGCAACCACGGACCTCTGAGAAGATTGTTCGAAGATGTCAACCATCTAAATAGACGTATGCATGACATGGAAGACAAAGTCAATAACATGGGTCGATCTAGTGATTCGGCTGAAAAATATGCATACACCCATTATCCTGACAAAAAGTATGCCATGACTGCTACACAGGCAATGGCAGCGCAAATAGATCAAGATGTATTGAATCGAGCACAAGGACTAAAATGAGAAAACTATTTTATTGTGGGTTGGAGTCGTATGAAGCCCGCTACACTCTACAACTCACAGAGTGGAACCGGCGTGTGTTTGACCGGCGTGGGCTTGATGTTGTTTATGTGCCAGGTGAAACACTAGACAACAGCAAGAGCATTGTGGTGGGACAGGTGCTAGACGCACACGGTCGCAGCTACTTTGGTATGAGTCAAATGATGAATCTGGTTCGAATGATGCGTGAAGGAGAAGTCACAAGTGAAGATGTTATCTACTTTGAAGACATGTTTACTCCAGGCATTGAGAGTTTGCCATACATCATGGACCAAATTCCTGCCAATCTAAGACCCCGTGTGTATGTACGCTGCTTGGCACAGGCCATTGATCCTGATGATTTTGTTCATGTGTGGGGCATGGCTGGCTGGATGTCGACTTATGAAAAAATGGTCAATCACTTTGTGACAGGTGTGCTTGCTACCAACGAAGAAATGGTTGCACACATGCGTATTGCAGGCTGGACTGCTCCTATCTACAACATATCAGGCTTGGCATTTGGCAAAGAGGAAGTGCTAGAACGCATTGGCGGCATCGAAAAAATCCGGCCATTTGAAGAACGCAAACGGCGTGTGGGGTTTGCAGCCAGATTTGATCAAGAGAAGCAGCCGGGCTTCTTCATGGATCTGATTGAGATGTATCATGAACTTACTAACGAGCCTTGTGAGTTTGCCATCTACTCCGGCGGCGCATTGCGCAGCAACAATCCTGAATTTGTAACCCGTGCTAGACGAATGGAAGCAGCCGGCAAGTTAAAAATCTACGACAACATCACAAAAAATGATTACTACTCTCACCTTAATGATACTCGTGTGCTGTTTAATTGCGCCCTGCAAGATTGGGTTTCCAACACAGTCAGTGAAGCAGATACTCTTGGCT